AAAGGTCACACTATAAAAGGAGGTCACAAGCGTCCTACTAAAGCAGGAGCAGGTATGACTGCAAAGGGTGTGGCTAAGTACCGTAGAGATAACCCTGGAAGTAAGTTACAAACTGCAGTCACCGAAAAGAAGCCTACAGGTAAACGTGCAGCAAGAAGAAAGTCATACTGTGCTAGAAGTGCAGGACAAATGAAAAAGTTTCCTAAAGCTGCTAAAGATCCTAACAGTAGATTACGACAAGCAAGACGAAGATGGAGATGTTAATTGGCAAGAGAACTAACAGATAAACAACAAAAGTTTTTACAGGTATTATTTGATGAAGCAAGCGGTGATGTAGCTATGGCTAAAAGATTAGCAGGCTATGCTGAAGGCACAAGTACTACCGATATTGTAACTGGATTAAAGGAGGAGATACTTGAAGCAACACAAATCTATATGGCAAGAAATGCTCCTCAAGCTGCCGTTGCATTGGCAGGTGGTATGCTTGACCCAACTCAACTGGGTATACGAGATAAGCTCTCTGCTGCGAAAGAACTTCTTGACCGCACTGGTTTGGTTAAGACTGAAAAGATGCAAGTAGAATCTACAGGTGGGGTAATGCTAATGCCACCAAAGAAACAAGAAGAAGATGAATAGATCATTAGGACGATTTAAACTACCGCAGCCAGTAGATGTACAAGAAGAAAATGAATGGCTGCCTATACCTAAAGTAGCACGTACTGTGCCTTTTGGTTATAAAGTTAATGAAGAAGATCCTGATATATTAGATCCTATTCCAGATGAATTAAATAAACTACAGCAAGCTAAAAAATATCTAAACCAATATTCTTACAGAGAGGTAGCAAACTGGTTAAGTACAAATACAGGCAGATCTATATCTCATGTAGGTTTAATGAAAAGATTAACGAATGAACAACGACACAAGAAGCAAGCTACAAGCCTCCGCAAATGGGCAGACTATGCGAAAAAGGCTCTCGCCAAAGCGGAAAAAATTGAAACTCAAAGAACAGGCGCAAGAAGAAAAGTCGCTACAGCCTAAAGTAGAGGCACAACCACTTAGAGTAGAAGAAACACATAATGTTATATTCAAACCTAATGAAGGACCTCAGACAGATTTTCTTGCCGCTTCCGAAAGAGAAGTTCTCTATGGAGGCTCTGCAGGTGGTGGTAAATCTTATGCTATGTTGGCTGACCCTCTCCGTTATATGGGTAATCCTAGTTTTAGTGGTCTTCTTCTCAGACACACTACAGAAGAACTCAGAGAGTTAATATATAAAAGTCAAGAGTTATATCCTAAAATATGGAAGGGTATAAAGTGGTCAGAAAGAAAAATGCAGTGGACTGCACCATCTGGCGCAAAACTCTGGATGTCATACCTAGATAGAGAAGACGATGTGTTACGCTACCAAGGTTTAGCATTTAGTTGGATAGGGTTTGACGAACTTACACAGTGGGCTACTCCTTTTGCTTGGAACTATATGCGGTCACGATTACGTTCTACAGACCCAAACCTTCCAGTATTTATGAGAGCTACCACTAACCCTGGAGGTAGAGGACATCACTGGGTTAAAAAAATGTTTATAGACCCTGCTCCGTATAATAATTCTTTTAATGCTACAGATATAGAAACAGGAGAAGAATTAAAGTATCCATCAGGACATGAAAAAGCAGGCAAAGCTTTATTTAAACGTAGGTTTATACCTGCACGACTAACAGATAATCCATATCTTTCTAGCTCTGGTGACTATGAAGCGATGCTTCTTTCATTACCAGAACAGCAAAGAAGACAACTATTAGATGGCGATTGGGATATTAAAGAAGGCGCAGCCTTTACAGAGTTTGATAGAAATATACATGTTGTTGAACCTTTTAATATACCAAACAACTGGGTAAAGTTTAGAGCATGTGATTATGGATATGGTAGTTATTCTGCTGTAGTATGGATAGCAGTAGCACCAGATGAACAATTAGTAGTGTATAGAGAGTTATATGTATCAAAAGTATTAGCTACAGACTTAGCTGATATGATACTGGAGTTAGAGTCAGGTGATGGAAATATTCGGTATGGTGTGCTTGACAGCAGCCTTTGGCACAAACGTGGCGATACTGGTCCATCTTTGGCAGAACAGATGGTACAACGAGGTTGCAGATTTAGACCGTCAGACCGCAGCAAGGGTTCGAGAGTCTCTGGAAAGAATGAACTACATAGACGATTACAAGTAGATGAGTTTACAGAAGAACCTAGAATAGTATTTTTTAATAACTGTCATAATTTAATTGCACAATTACCTGCATTACCTATTGACAAAAAAAATCCTGAAGATATAGATACAAACGCAGAAGACCACTTGTATGACGCTCTAAGATATGGTATAATGTCAAGACCACGTTTTAGTATATTTGATTATGACCCAAACGTAAATCAAACAAGTCGTATGCCAGTTGCAGATGCAACATTTGGATATTAAGGAAGTTACATGGCAGAAGAAGATACAATTTTTATTGAAGAAAATGCAACACCATTAGAAGATACTGCTAACTCTATATTAGATGATCAATCTGCAAATAATATTATTCCATTTATAATGGAAAGATATAAAAGAGCAGATGATTATAGAGAACAAGATGAGCAAAGATGGTTAAGAGCATATAGAAACTATAGAGGTATTTATGGTTCAGATGTTCAATTTACTGAAGCAGAAAAGTCAAGAGTATTTATTAAAGTTACAAAAACAAAAACTCTTGCAGCTTATGGACAAATAGTAGATGTATTATTTGCTGCAAACAAATTTCCCCTTACAATAGAACCTACAAAATTACCAGAGGGAGTAGCTGAAAATGTAAGTTTTGATCCTAAAGAACCTGATCAATTACGTAACAACATAGAGCCTGAAAGTCCTTATGGATTTGCAGGAGATGGTAGAGATGTGCCTGCAGGTGCTACACAACAATCTTTAATGTTAGGACCACTAGAAGGTAAGTTAGATGGCATAGATGGTGTAAAAGAAGATGTAGGTAAAACTCCAAGTGCTATTACATTTAGTCCTGCCTTAATAGCAGCAAAAGGAATGGAAAAGAAAATACATGATCAGTTACAAGAGTCTAGTGCTAATAAACATTTAAGAAGCACAGCATTTGAAATGGCTTTATTTGGTACAGGAATTATGAAAGGTCCATTTGCTGTTGATAAAGAATATCCTAATTGGAGTGATGATGGGGATTATAATCCTACCATAAAAACTGTACCACAAGTTTCTCATGTATCAGTATGGAATTTTTATCCAGATCCTGATGCTAATAATATGGATGAAGCGCAGTATGTTATAGAAAAACATAAACTATCTAGGTCACAATTACGTGCTTTAAAACGTAGACCATATTTTAGAGATACAGTTATTGAAGAAGCTATTGAAGCAGGAGAAAATTACACAAAAGATTATTGGGAAGATGATTTATCTGATTATGCACCAGAGCATAGTATAGATAGATTTGAAGTTCTTGAGTATTGGGGTATGTGTGATATTGAAATGCTTAAAGCAGAGGGTATAGAAATACCAGATGAGTTATCAGATTTAGATGAAGTGTCCGTAAATGTATGGATATGTAATGGTAAACTATTAAGAATGGTTCTTAATCCATTTAAACCCTCTACTATACCATACATGGCTGCACCGTATGAGCTTAATCCTTACTCTTTCTTTGGTGTGGGTATAGCTGAGAATATGGATGATACACAAACATTAATGAATGGTTTTATGCGTATGGCTGTGGATAATGCTGTATTGTCAGGTAATCTACTTATAGAGGTAGATGAAACTAACTTAGTTCCAGGGCAAGACCTATCAGTATACCCTGGAAAAGTATTTAGAAGACAGGGTGGTGCTCCAGGGCAAGCTATCTTTGGTACAAAGTTTCCTAATGTAGCAGGAGAAAACTTACAGCTATTTGATAAAGCAAGAGTTCTTGCAGATGAAAGCACAGGTTTTCCAAGTTTTGCACATGGTCAAACAGGAGTAACAGGTGTAGGTAGAACTGCATCAGGTATATCTATGCTTATGAACGCAGCATCGGGTAGTATTAAAAATGTTATTAAAAATGTAGATGACTATTTACTCAAGCCTTTAGGAGAAGGTTTGTTTAGATTTAATATGCAGTTTGACTTTGATCCAAAGATACGAGGAGATTTAGAGGTTAAAGCTAGAGGAACAGAAAGTCTAATGGCAAATGAAGTACGTAGCCAAAGACTAATGCAATTTTTACAGGTTGCATCTAATCCTGCACTTGCTCCATTTGCAAAGATGGATTATATTATTAGGGAAATTGCAAAAGCTCTTGATCTTGATCCTGAAAAAGTTACAAATGATATAAGAGAAGCAACAATACAGGCAGAACTCATGAAAGGTTTTCAACAAGAACAACCACAACAACAAGAAGGACAGCCTCCTGCAGGTGTTAATCCAATGGATATGACAGGTGCAGGTGGAGGAACAATAGGCACAGGACAAGTGCCATTACCACAGGAGCAAGGATTTGCAGGAAATGAACAAGCAGCTACTCAACAACCTCAAGCCACTGGTCAACAACAAGGAAATGTTGGACCACTTCAATAACTATATTGATTCTATGATACAACAACAGCATAGAGTTATGGAGCAAACAGATAATTCTGTAGTTTTACATAGAGCGCAAGGTTCTATATACACATTACGCAAACTTAAATTTCTTAGAGATGAAGTAAATAACTAAAGGATATATTATGCAAGTAACCCCTAAACAAGCAGAAAGTTTTACTGAAACAATTAAAGAAGCAGTAAAGAAAACAGAAAGCACAGTATTAGATTTTTTAATTGATAATAATTTAATTAGTGAAGATGCTTTAAATAAATATACAAAGTTCAAATATGGAGATACTGATTATAAACCTAGTGAAGAAGATGTTTATAAAGAAGCAAAAGATAGAGGTATGTATAGATTTTTAAATGAATCAAAAGGGGGTAAAGCTTTTAATAAAGGTGGTATGCCTACGCAAATGCAAATGGCTTTTATGGATGAAGGTGGTTTAAAAGATGAAGGTGGAGAAGTAGACCCTGAGTCAGGTAATGAAGTTCCTTCTGGATCATTAAAAAAAGAAGTACGAGATGATATGCCCACAATGTTAAGTGAAGGAGAGTTTGTATTTCCTGCAGATGTTGTAAGATATATAGGTCTTGAAAAACTTATGATGATGAGACAAGAAGCTAAACAAGGTTTGAAAAGAATGGAAGCTATGGGTCAGATGGGTAATGCAGACGAAGCAACAATACCAGATGATTTACCCTTTGGCATGACTGATCTTATTGTTATTACTGGTGGCAAGGAAGAAAATAGTAAAGACAAACCACAAGAAATGCAAACAGGTGGTATAAAAACTAGAGAGTTATTAAGTCCACAAGAAACTCCAGTAAGAAGTGGTAGAAGAAATATTGCATTACCTGATATTTCAAATATTACAACAACACAGCCAACAACTACAGAAGAAACACCTGCAGAGCAGCCTACTGAAGAAACTACACCTACATTAGATGATCCTAGAGATGCAGTAGAACTTAAAGGGTATAATCCTAGAAAAGATAATAGAGGTATAGCAAAAAGTCAATATCAATACAGAGGTCAAGATTTTGCTGATGCAGCAGATAGTTATACAAATATAGGAGCTAAGTTACTGTCCTACACACCTCTAGGTGTACTAGGTAACATATCTTATAATACAGGTAAGACAATAGCTAAACAAGCTATAAAAGATGGTAAATGGTCTGATCAAACTTTAGAATTAAAAAATCCTTTTAAGCCAGACTTAGACCCTGCAGTAAGAGAAGGAGCAGCAATAACTGAATGGGAAAAAGCAGCATTAGTAAAATATTTAACTGTAGATAAACCCAAGTCTTCTATTTTTGAATCTGTATCTAATTGGATTGGAAAAGCATTTGGTCAAGAAGTTAAAGAAGATAAAGAAACAAAAGGTATTGATCCTGATGTTCTTGAATTATTAAAAGAAAAAAATATAATAACTATAGATCCTAAGACAAATACAATTAATGTAAAATTGGGAACAGAAACTGTGTTACTAGAAAACATAGATACATGGATGCAAAAAAATAAGCCACCTACTAAAGAACCTACTGATGTAGAAAAAACAGCAGTTAATTTATTTGAAAATGTAGGATTTGTTCAAAACTTTGGTGTAGATGAAAGTGGAGAAGGAGGTTTATTTTTACAATATTTAGGAGATCAAGGTGCAGGCACACCACGTATGGATTTATTTAGAATAGATGATGGCTCTGGTTTAGATATTATGTTTGTTAGACGTTATCAATTAGAAAATGCAGGAATAGATACCTCAAATACTCTTGAAGTATTAAATGCATTAAAAGCATATAAAGATTCTAATGGACAATCTTTTATAAATAGTGTTGTTGAAGAGATTAAAAAAGGTGATGATGATTCTATAGTTGCAGCTACAAATACTAATCCTAGAGGTCCAGAAGGATTATTGCCACAATCTGCTACTGGTACTACTTATCTTGCTCCGACAGGGCAAGGTGGAGATCAACCTTTACTTTCTGGAATAGCTTCTGATGAAGCAGTTCAACTTCCTACTTCAAGCCCTACCCCTGATTATGCTAATCCTACTCTTGTTCTTGATCCTTACGTAGAAAGAGAAGGACCGCCTGATACAGGTAATCCATTTAGTAGACCAATACAAGGTGATCCTATAGTAGAGATGGGAGACTTTGATCAAACTGATGCAGTAGATCCATATGCACCTATACCAATGACTACATCTGGAAAGTACAGCAAATACATGGCAGGTATTAAACCTACTGTTACTGATCCTACTGTAACACCCTTTGATGAAAAAGATAGAGTTCCTAAAGTTGGACCTGAGTTAGATTTAAGTAAAATATCCTCTTTACAACCTGCAGCAGAGGAAGCAAGGATTAAAGCAGAAATAGCAGAAAGAAAAAGAAGAGAAGTAGAAGCTAAAAGACTACAGGCTATGGCAGATGCTGCTGCAGTAGATGCACAAGCCAAACCTAAAGTAGATATTCCTACACCTAAAAAGTCTATAGATGACCAAATCGCACAAATTAAATTTAATAAACAACTTTTTGAAAAAGGAGTTTCTCCTGATGTTTTTGCAGACCGTAGCAAAACTAAACCTAAAGGTTATGCAGGAGGAAGAGCAAAAGGAGGTTTAGCTACTGTGAAAACTAAACTAACTAAGAAGAGGAAGGGTGGACTAGCCTCTAAAAAGTAGACCACATATAATCTAGCTACCAATCCCCCATATTGGCTACGATTGCCCTAGAAAGGAGAACTGACAATGGCTGAAGCTGCTGTTATGACTGAGGAAGCAACACCTAAGAAAGTTGCATTTGTTGATCGCCCTACTGCTAATGAAGAGCGAATCAAAAAAGATGAAGAAGAATTAAAATCTCTTCTTAATGAAAAAGACAATAAAGAAGTAGAAGAAGTTCAAGAACCTGAACCAAAGTCTGCTGAAGAAAAAACCTTTAAGAAAAGATATGGAGACTTACGTAGACACTCTCAACAAAAAGAAGGAGAACTACAAACTCAAATAGATGCACTTAAAAAACAACTAGATGAGTCTACTCGTAAAGAAATAAGTTTACCAAAGTCGGATGAGGATATAGAAGCGTGGGCTAAAGATTATCCTGATGTGGCTGCAATAGTAGAAACTATAGCTATTAAAAAAGCACGAGAGCAAACAGAATTGCTTGACAAACGTGTAAAAGAGATAGATACTATGCAGTCTAATGTAACAAAAGAAAAAGCAGAAGCTGAACTTTTACGTTTACATCCAGACTTTAATGAGATAAGAGAGACAGATGATTTTCACAACTGGGCTGAAGAGCAGCCTAAGTGGGTACAAGATGCTCTCTATGAAAATGATAATGATGCTCGTTCTGCAGCCAGAGCTATAGACCTATATAAAATTGATATGGGTATTGGTAAAAAGAAAGAGACAACATCTAAAGATGCGGCTCGTGCTACTAATACTAAAAATGCACGAACAAAGCCACAAGAGGATAGCACTAGTGATTACTTACGAGAATCTGCCGTTCAAGCAATGTCAGCTAAACAATATGAAAAAAATCAAGATGCAATAATGGAGGCAATCCGCACTGGTAAATTCATATATGATATATCGGGCAATGCAAGATAAGTGTTGACAAATAGATTATTATAAGTATAACTATATGTTATAATGTTTATTTACCCTATTTTATAGCAACTTAATAAACATACCATAGCAAGCTCCAGAAAGTTTAAATTACTCTGTGATAAAAAGCCCAGAGATTTGAGTGTAGCGCAACACTCTTATTTTTTGCACCTTTTTATTTGGACCTTTAAAGTGTATTGGTGTTTCGCATTTGATAGTTTTAATATGAAGGGATTAAAATCATGGCATTTAAAACTGCAGCAGGCTATGGTAATCTGCCTAATGGTAACTTTTCACCAGTTATCTATTCCAAGCAGGTTCAACTAGCCTTCCGAAAAAGTACGGTTGTTGGTTCAATCACTAATTCGGATTATTTTGGCGAAATCTCCGCAATGGGAGATACAGTCAGAATCATCAAAGAGCCAGAGATCACCGTCAAAGAGTATGCTCGTGGAGCGCAAATCACTCCTCAAGACCTCGATGACGAAGATTTTACACTCGTTGTTGATAAGGCAAATTATTTTGCTTTCAAAATGGACGATATTGAAGAAGCACATTCTCATGTGAATTTCTCACAGTTAGCTTCTGATCGTGCCGCATATCGGTTAGCCGATCAATATGACCAAGAAGTTCTTGGATACCTCTCAGG